GACACGGACGGCAGGCCGATGCTGCAGGTCTTCAACACCTGCAAACACTTCATCCGCACCATCCCGAACCTTGTGTACGATGAGAGCAATGTGGAGGACATCGACACCCGGCAGGAGGATCACATCTACGACGAGTGCCGCTATGTGCTGATGGAAAACCCCATCAGTCCGCCCTGCCGCTGTGCTGCGCCGCCCCTGCAGGACGACCCGCTGGAGCTGCACAAACAGGCAAGATTTTACAGAATTTAAAGGAGAAACGCGATGGACGATTATGAGAACGAGAGCCTGCCAGTGGGCGAAGCACAGGTGGCCGAGGCCATGCAGACGCTGCAGCGCTACAAGGCGGGCAAGGCCGCGCTGGACAAGCGCATTGTGGACAACGAGCTGTGGTTCCGCATGGGCCACTGGAAGAATTACCAGAACCCCATGATGCCCGGCAAGGCCCAGCCCTCCAGCGGATGGCTGTTCAACAGCATTGCCAACAAGCATGCGGACGCCATGGACAACTACCCGGAGCCCAACGTGCTGCCCCGGTCGGCAGATGACGAGGACACCGCACGGGCACTTTCCAGCGTATTGCCGGTGGTGCTGGAACAGGCCGACTACGAGCAGGTGTACAGCGACTGCTGGTGGCGCAAGCTCAAGACAGGCACCGGCGTGACCGGCATCTTCTGGGACCCGGCAATGCGCGGCGGCATCGGCGACATTGCGGTGCGCAGCGTGAACCTGCTGATGCTCTACTGGGAGCCGGGCGCAGCAGATATTCAGGCGTCGCCGGACTTTTTCAGCCTGAGCCTTGAGGATACGGCCCAGCTGAGCGCCCGGTATCCGCAGCTGCGGGGCCGCACCGCCAGTGTGCTGGATGTGCCCCGGTACATCCACGATGAAGGGCAGGATACCAGCACCAAGAGCGTGGTGGTGGACTGGTACTATAAGCGGCCGGATGCCAGTGGACGCATGGTGCTGCACTACTGCAAGTTCTGCAACGGCGTGGTGCTGTACGCCAGCCAGAACGACCCGGCGCTGGCAGAAAGGGGCCTGTACGACCACGGACAGTACCCCTTTGTATTTGACCCGCTGTTCGTGGAGGAGGACAGCCCGGCGGGCTTTGGCTACATCGATGTGATGAAGGACTGCCAGACGGCCATTGACAAGATGAACCATGCCATGGACGAGAACGTGCTGCTGAGCGCAAAGCAGCGGTACGTGCTCAGCGACACGGCAGGGGTCAACGAGGAAGAGCTGGCCGATTTCAGCCGGGACATCGTGCATGTGGTGGGCCGTCTGAATGACGACAGCTTCCGTCCCCTGCAGACGGCCGGCCTGCAGGGCAACAGCCTGAGCTACCGCCAGAGCCGCATTGAGGAGCTGAAGGAGATCAGCGGCAACCGGGATATGACGCAGGGCGGCACCGCCGGTGGTGTGACCGCTGCCAGCGCCATTGCGGCCTTGCAGGAGGCAGGCTCAAAGCTTTCCCGCGATATGCTCAAGAGTGCCTACCGCGCTTTTGCCAAGCAGTGCTACCTGATCATCGAGCTGATGCGCCAGTTCTACGACGAGCAGCGGGTGTTCCGCATCGTGGGCGAGAGCGGCGAGAACCGGTTCGTGCCCTTTTCGGCGCAGGCACTGCGGGCTGTGCCCGGCGGCAGCGTGGGCGGCGTGGAGCTGGGCAGCCGGGAACCGGTCTTTGACATCGTGGTCAGTGCCGCCAAGAAGAGCACCTTCAGCCGCCTTTCCCAGAACGAGACCGCAAAAGAATGCTATCAGCTGGGCTTTTTCAAGCCGGAGAATTCCGATGCCGCCCTTGCGGCACTGGACATGATGGATTTTGAAGGCATCGAGAAGGTGCGCCAGCGAGTGCGGCAGAACGGCACCCTTGCCCAGCAGCTGGCACAGCTGCAGGACCAGATGGTGCGAATGGCGGCGGTGATCGAGATGCAGGGCAGCGGCCAGAGCGATGCCGATGGTCTGACCCGCAGCGTGAGCAGCGCGTTCACGCAGAAAAACGGGCAGGCTGCAGCCACAAAGCTGGCGGGCCTTGGCAGCGCACTGCCGGTGGCCGCTGCTGCAAGAGCCATGGATCTACATTGAAAAGGAGGTGAATTTTTATGATGAAGGTTGTTTACAGCGAAATGGATACCCCGGCCGGGATCAACTGCCGGTTGGAAGCTGCCGGTCACGCAGGCTATGCGCCTGCCGGGCAGGACATCGTGTGCGCCGGTGCCAGCACCGTAATGCAGGGGCTTGTGTGTCTGCTGGCAGGCGAAGAGAGTGCCCGCAGCGATGCCTTTGACGAGCCGGACGGCCCGCGTCTGGCGGTGCAGGCAGACGCGCCCTGCGCAGAATGGGTGCAGGGTGCCTTTGAACTGGCCAAGGCCTGCTTTGCACTGCTGGCTGAGCGCTACCCGGAGAATGTCCGCTTTGCGGATGTGAGCCGCCGGGGCGAGAAGAGCATGATGGATCTGCAGCTGTTTGCAAATGAAGGCGGCGATGCCGCTCCTGCTCCCCCGGCCCTGAGCGAAGCACAGACCCGGCAGGCAGTCGCTTCCGGCACCATGAAGCCCGGTGAAGCCGCACCTGCCGTGCCCGCTGCGCCCCAGCCGGAACCGGAAGCCCGGCCTGAGCCGCCCGTTCAGCGCCCGGAGGTGCCACCGCTGTCCGGCCTTGCCTGCAGCACCCGGACGGCAGTGCAGGGCCTGCACGCCCGCTGGGCGGCAGAAGAAGCGGCCATGCGCCGCAGCCAGCCGGACTTCAATTTGCAGAAGGAACTGCGCAGCCCGGAAATGCGCCGTCTGATGCAGCTGCCCGGGATGCGGGTGCAGGACGCCTACCGCCTGACCCATTACGATGAAAACCTGCGCACCGCTGCACAGGCGGTGGAACAGGGCGTGGTGGAGCGAATCCAGCAGCGCGCCGCACGGCCCACCGAAAACGGCATCCGTCCCGGCGGTGCGGCCACCGTCCGCCCGGACGTTGCCAGCATGACCCGCGCCCAGCGCGAAGCACTGGAACGCCGTGTGCTCCACGGAGCACAGATCGAACTGTAACGTTTTGACAAGAGAAAGGAACCAGACTATGAACCACACTTTCAACATCCAGCTGTTTGCCGAGAACCTGAACACCACCGCGACCATGTCGCAGGAAATGAAGACTTTCTACGAGAAGCGTCTCATCGATCAGGCAGAGCCGCGTCTGGTGCACGACCAGTTTGCGGACTACTACCCGGTGCCCCAGAACGGCGGCAAGACCATCGAGTTCCGCAAGTATGACAGCCTGCCCAAGGCGTCCACTCCGCTGACCGAGGGCGTGACCCCCAATGGCCAGACCCTGAACGTGACCACCATCACCAGCGACCTGCACCAGTACGGCGGCTGGACCCCGCTGACCGATGTACTGCAGATGACTGCCATCGACAACAATGTGGTGCAGGCCACCCGCGTTCTGGCAAGTCAGGTGGGCCGTACCATGGACAGCATCACCCGCGATGTGCTGGCTGGCGGCACCAACGTCATCTATGCGCCTAAGCTGGGTGCAGACGGTGCCGAGACCGCCGTGACCAGCCGCAAGGCGCTGGACAAGACCTGCACCCTGACCCCGAAGCTGTTCTTCCAGGCGGCGGCACAGCTGGGTGCCATGAATGCGGACCCCATCGGCGACAGCTACATCGCCATTATCCACCCCTATGCCGCCTACGACCTCAAGACCAGCAAGGAGTTTATTGAGGTGCACAAGTACGCCGACCCGGACACCATGTTCCGCGGCGAGATCGGCAAGCTGGGCAATATCCGCTTCATCGAGACCAGCGAAGCCAAGATCTGGAAGGATGACACCTGCCCCACCGGTCTGGCTGTGTTCGGCACGCTGGTGCTGGGTGCCCATGCCTACGGCGTTACCGAGCTGGAGGGCGGCGGTCTGGAGCACATCGTCAAGCAGCTGGGCTACGGCGACGACCCGCTGAACCAGCGTGCTTCTGTGGGCTGGAAGGGCATGCGTGCGGCAGAGCGTCTGGTGGAGCAGTACATGGTGCGCATCGAGAGCGCATCCAGCTATTCCGCTTCGGCAGCCGCCAACTGAGGAGGTGTGAACCATGGCTGAAAAGAAAAATGTGCGTATCCGGCTGTTCAAGGACAACAGCCGCTACAAGGGCGACCTGTTCGTCAGCGTCAACGGCGTGAACTATAAGATCCGCCGGGGCGTGGAGGTGGAAGTGCCGCCCGAGGTGGCCGAGGTGCTGGAGCACAGCCAGATGCAGGACGAGCTGACCGCCGCCCGTATCGCGGCTGCGGAAAACGCCGCACAGTAATCTGAAGAAAGGAAGCCCGGCTGGGAGCAGCTGCCCGGCCGGGCTTTTTCAGAAAAGGAGTGAGATCTATGACTGTAGGACAGGCGCTGGAGCGCGCCGAAGAGCTGCGCCCGGGCAGCCGCATTGCACTGTCCACCCGGCAGGCGTGGCTGCGGGAGGCAGATGCCATGCTGCGGGAACGCTTTTTCAAACACAGCATCACGGATGCCTACGACGATGTGGGCGCAGACCTTGCATGGGACGACAGCCTGCAGGATGAGGATGTCCTGCTGGCTCCGGCACCCTTTGACGCAATGTATCCCCACTATCTGTGTGCCATGACCGATGCGGCCCTTGGGGAGACCGACCGCTATGCCGGGGAACAGGCGCAGTACAACAGCATTCTGGCCGACCTTGCGGCGTGGCTGCGGCGCACCTATCCGCCGCTGACCGCCGTTCAGTGGCGCTGGTAAGGAGGTGGTGGATATGGTCCTTGCAAACCGGACAAAGCTTGCAAACAGCCGCAGCCTCGTGCGGGTGTTCGGCGGGTTGAACGAGACCTACGCCTGCTCGGAAGCAGAGTACAGCGCGGGTGTGAATTTTTCGGCAAGGGATTTTCCCGCCCTGAGCACCCGCAAGCCCCGCCGGAAGCTGCACGCACTGACCGGCCTGAACGGCATGTACCACCTGAACGGTCTGCTGACCATCTGCGGGAAGGATATCATTTATACCCCGGACGCTGCCGGGGCCGACACGGTGAGCTGTACGGATGCAGTATCCGACAGCCGCAAGGCGCTGGTAGGCATCGGCACAAAGATCCTGATCTTTCCGGACAAGCTGGCCTTTGATACGGCAGACGGCAGCGTTTCTGCGCTGGGCGCAGCATGGAAGGCAGAGGGCCAGAGCGTACAGTTTACGCCCTGTGATGCTGCGGGCAAGACCTATCAGCCAGACAGCTATGGCAGGGAGGAACCGGAAAAGCCCGCAGACGGGCAGCTGTTTTTAAAGGTAGAGGATGAGGAGCACCCGTGGAGCAGCACCGGCACGCTGGAGGTGTACAGCACATCCTCCGGCAACTGGACGGCAGTGCCGCTGGACTATTGCCGCATCACGGCAGCAGGCGCACAGAAGCTGTTTGCCCAGTGGGACACCGTGACGGTGTCGGGCACGGCGGCGCGGCAGGCAGGAATGTGGGAAGAACTGAACGGCGATCTGGTGGTGTATGATCTGCTGGAAAATGGCCTGCGGGTGAAGGTGACACCGAAGGGTGAATGCTTTTACGGCACACTGGTGCAGGGCGCGGACAGTGCCCGGTGGACCAGTCTGGACGGCAAAGAGACCCGCAGCTTTGCGGTGAGCACGCCGGTGCGGATGGAACGCCGCGTGCCGGATCTGGATTACATCACCGAGTGTGACAACCGGGTGTGGGGCTGCAGCAGCAAGGAAAACGTGATCTATGCCTGTAAACTGGGCGACCCCACCAACTGGTTCTCCTACCGGGGCATCGCAGCGGACAGCTATGCCGTCACGGTGGGCAGCGATGGGGCGTTTACCGGAGCGGCCACCTGCATGGGTTATGCGCTGTTTTTTAAGGAGAACACCCTGCACAAGCTCTACGGCTCCAAGCCCTCGGACTTTCAGCTCACATCCCTGCGCTGCAGGGGCGTGGCTAAAAACGCGGCCCGCAGCCTGTGCGTGCTGAATGAGACGCTGTATTATCTTTCGCCGGACGGCGTGATGGCATGGGACGGCAGCATCCCCACCAAGGTGTCCGGTGTGCTGGATTCGGGACGCCTTTCCAATGTACAGAGCGCAGTGGGTGGCGCGCTGGATGGCCGGTATTACCTGCACATTGCCCGCGCAGCAGCGGGGGAAGGTGTGGCAAGGCTGCTGGTCTATGATACGGAACGTGCGCTCTGGAGCGAGGAGGATGTCTGCTCCTACGAAATGACCAGCACCGGCGGACAGCTTTACCTGTGGGATGGTCAGGCCTTGTGGGCCGCAGACCCCAGCCGCGAGACCGACTGGCAGAGCACGGACGGCGTGGAGGAAAAGCTGAACTTTGAACTGATCACGGGAGACATTGGTCTGGATGGTGCAGAGGACCGGTATCTTTCCCGGCTGACGCTGCGGCTGGATGCCGAATGCGGCAGCACGGTGACGGTGGCGGCAAGCTATGACGGAGGCCCCTGGGAAACGGTGGCAGAGCTGGCGGCGCAGAATGTGCGCCGGAGCTACGATATGCCGTTCGTTCCCCGGCGGCACGGTACGTTGCGGCTGCGCCTGAAGGGCAGGGGACAGATCACCCTGCGCAGCATTGCAAAAACGGTGGCTGCTGCCAAAGGCGGCATTACAGGCGGGGAGGTGTGAAAAATGGCAAGCGTAATGGGCATCAATAAGATCGGTCTGCCCAAGCTCAGTGAGAACATGGACCCGGAGGACGCCCGCGCACTGCGCAGCTACCTGTACCAGCTGCAGGAACAGCTGCAGTATGTGCTGAGCAATCTGGATACCGAAAACATGTCAGAGGAACTGCGTACCAGACTGCAGGATCTGTAAGAAAAGGAGTTTTTATGGCAAACAAAAAGAAACAGGACGAAGCGCTTGCTGCGGTGCAGGCACAGACGGAGGAAAATGGTCTGTCGGCGGTGCAGAGCGGCTATTCGGCTGCGGGACTGGGCAGCCGCTCGGAGGTGGAAAATGCACTGGCAAATGCCAGCTATAAGCCCAGTCAGACGGTGACGAGTGCGGAGAATGCCCTGAAGGAATGGCAGACGAACCGCCCCGACGACTACGAGAGCCGCTATCAGGATAAGATCGATCAGCTTCTGGGCCAGCTGCTGCAGCGCGGGAGCTTCCAGTACAGCTACACCAAAGACCCGCTCTACCGTCAGTACGAGCAGAACTATCTGCAGAACGCCCACAACGCCAGTGCGGATGCTGCGGCACAGGCGGCAGCACTGACCGGAGGCTACGGTTCCAGCTATGCCGCAAGTGTGGCGCAGCAGGCATACCAGCAGCAGATCGGCGCGCTGAGCAGTGCCATCCCTACGCTGTACAGTCTGGCACTGGACACCTATACCAGCGGCGGCAACGAGCTGGTGAGCCAGCTGGACCAGCTGAACAGCAGTGAGCAGGATGCGCAGAAGCTGTACAACGACCGGCTGTCGGATTACTACACCCAGCTGCAGCAGAAGGGCGAAGCCTACAACAATGCATATGCGCAGGACTACGGACAGTATCAGGACTACCTGAACCAGCTGGGCACGCTGCACGACTACTACAGCGCACAGGAACAGCAGCAGGCAGCACGGCGCCAGCAGGCGTTCAACAATGTGGTGACTGTACTGGGCGTACTGGGCGATGCGGTGCAGATCGCCCTCAGCGGCACCACGGGTCTGGGTTCTATGGTCAGTGGACTGCTGAACACCGGCTACAACATCTATTCCGGCAACCGCCAGTACGAGGCAGACCGTGCCGACACCCAGTGGAACCAGCAGCTGCAGGAGCGGCAGTATCAGGACAGCCTGAAGCAGCAGCTCTATGAAAATGAGGCCAGCGAGCGGGAATATCAGGACAAGCTCAATCAGCAGAAGTTCAACAACGACATCACCAGCCAGAAGCTGAACATTGCAATGGGCGAGTGGAATCTGAAAAAGAACAATGCGGCCCAGAAGGCCAGCCGGGCGGGCAGTGCGGCATCCGGCACGGCGGCTTCCGGCAGCGCGGGCAGCGGCAGCTCTTCCGGTACGGCCAACCGCAGCACGAGTAGCGCCACCCGTCTGGGCAGCGACACTTCTCGGAACGTGACGGTGCCCTACATGGCGATGCTGATGCGCAGTCAGGGCAAAAATGATACCAGCATCAGCAGTGCGCTGCGCAGGGATGGCTATTCCAGTGCAGAGATCGCACAGATCCTGCAGCAGATGAAGCGCTGACTGCAATAAAGAAAAAGCGCTGAACAAAAAAGCATGTGCAGACCCCGGGAAACTACAGTTCTCCAAAGGGTCTGCACATGCTTTTTTAGCAGAAAATATTGGCGCGGGGCTGAGTCCCACTGGGCACCCCACCAAATAAAAAAATCCGCCGATGCAGAGCATCAGCACAGCATTTGTCTTGGTAGACATTCCTACTAATTGGGACCCGCGGGCTAGTCAAAGCCATACTATGGCTTTGACTGCGTCGCTGCGCGCCGCCGCCCTGTTCGAGTCCCACTGGGTACCCCACCAAATAAAAAAAGTCCGCTGTTTTGAACAGCGGACTTTTTGGTGGGGTGCCCAGTGGGACTCGAACCCAAGAAATTACTATCTACCGTTGAAAACTGGCTGCAAAGAGTGTGGTGTAACGTGCATTTTATCCCAATGACATGCACACTAAAAAGGGCAAATATCAAGGCTGAAAGGTGACAGTGTGGTAAAAAGTGGGGTACAGATTTAGCCCTCGCCAAGCAGTTTATCAAAAGCAGCGTTCACGGCCTGTGCGGTGTTCTCAGCGTCACCGGTGAGGGCATGGCCGTACACGCCGAAAGTGTCCATGTCCTGGCTGTGGCCCACAAGGCCCTTCACTTCACCCGCCGGGAGCGTCTTTGCAACGCTGACGAAGGTGTGGCGCAGCTCATAGGTGGAGATGGGCACAATGCCGTTTGTGCGGCAGTAGGCCCACCACCGCGTGTGATAGTGGTGTTGGTTGTTGATCCTGAACACGCTGCCGGTGTTGCCGGTGATCCTGTGTTGATCCTCCAGCACGGCCCACGCTCTGGCGGAGAGTGCAAAGGAGCGGACGGCGTTCTGGTTCTTGCCTTGCGTCTCCTCGCCAAGCTGGTTGATGGAACGGCAGATGTAGACCACTCCGCCGTGCACATCTTCCCAGCGCAGGCCCAGCAGCTCACCCGGGCGCAGGCCGGTGAGGACCTGGAACCGATAGGCGTTGATATAGGGGTCGGGCACGCGCTGGCGGTTGAATGTGGTGGTGTCTGAGCTGAACAGCACCGCCAGTTCATCGGGCTGTAACACGTTCTTGCCCTTGTACCGTGCCCCGGCGGGGATCGTCAGTTCTTCCGGTTCGTAGGCTGAAATTTTGCTTTTGCGGCAGTACTTGCAGAATGCCCGCATATCGGCTGCAATGGACTTCAAGGTTTTGCGGCTCTTCCCGGCAGCGTGGGCCAGATTGAGCACGTCTTGCAAATCCTGATCGGTGAGGCGGTCAACCTTCTTTGTGCCGATGATCGGCAGAACCCAGACCCGCCAGCGGCTTTCTAGTGGCCGGTAGTTGTCCGTTGAGGTGGACAGCTCCACCGAACGCAGCCAGAGTGCGCCAATGTCCGCCACACGCGCACCTTTGGCGCAAACGCCGCTGTCTAACCATGCGTCCGCTTTGGCGTTCGCTTCTCGCTGGCCTGCGCGGCCCTGTGTGCTGCTGTAAAAATACCGGCGCTGTCCATCCTTCTGCACAGCAATGCGCCACTGTTTGCCGTTCCAAGTGGCCGTGTTCGTTCGTTTACCCATGTGTGTTATAACCTCCTGAGTATAGCTTGAAAAGCCTGCCCAGAAAGGATATAATACCAGATGTGAGGGTGGTATTGTCCTTCGTGGGCAAGCTATCTATCAAAAGCCGTTCCCGGTTGCCGCCGGGGGCGGTTTTTCTGTTTTATTGTGCAAATTGTATAGTGCTGTGGTGCTGATCGGAGGAGATCGGCAGCCCCGGCAGGGTCAAAATGCACAAACAAGAGCGTTCCCGGTTGCCGCCGGGGACGCTCTTTTACTTTTTGTCGGGGTCTGGCTGCTGGTATGCCGGTATCTGCGCCAGCTCTTGCACGCGCTCAACGGCCACGCGCCGCCCCGTGTCGTTCATGGTCTGCATGATGTCGCTTACTTTCTGAATGTCGGGGTCTGTGATCTCACCATGGCGGGGAATTATAGCTGCGTCGTGCAACTGCTGCATGAGCCGCTCTGTTTCTTTGGGGAGCTGCTGCACAAGCTCCTGTGTCAGTTCGCCGTTGTCCTTTGCGAAATCTTCAATCGTGTTGGCGTTCAGTGCTTCTTTGGGCATGAGGTCCAGCCACGACACGCCAAGAGCAGCGGCTATTTTCTGTATAGTCTCCATTTTTGGATTTCGTGCGCCGCGTTCCCAGGATTGCACCATTTGATAGCTGACGCCAAGAGCGGCCGCGAGTTCTTTTTGTGTTATGCCCTTTTCAGATCGAGACCGTTTGATGTTCGTGCCAATGGCGTTTGTTTTGTCCACATATACCACCTCATTTTCAGTATAACATGCAAGGTTGAAAAGAGCAACCATTGGATTGCAAAAAAGATGAGAGAAAAGACTTGACGCAACCGGCAGGTTGTGCTATTCTGTCCATGGGACACAACCAAAAGATTGCGCAAAGAAATCACATCACGCCGCACACAGGAGGGCTAAACCATGAAGGACACTATCACCGCCAAGGAGCTGGAAGACGCAATGAACACTGTTTTGAGGCAGGCCCGCAAGATGGAGGATTCCGACGTGTACGAGGAACGTCGCCATGGCTTCGGTATGGAAAGCGCGCTGACTGCTCTTGCAATTTACCTCAACGCATAATCCCGCCTGACGATGGCCCCGTGGCAAGGGCCGAAACGCTCCACAAGGAGTGTCGTGGGAGCCTAAAGACCCGTAAAAAAACGATAAGGAGTGATTTTTACATCATGGCAAAGTCGATTACCCTCGACCGTGTGGCGGTCATTGCGGAAATGGCCCGTCAGGACCTCACCACGGAGGAGCTGAGCCGCAAGGCTGGCGTTGGCCGTTCTGCTATCAGCAAGGCCCGCATTGGTGGGGCGATGTGGCGGACGACCGCCGGGCACATCGCCGACGCTCTGGGCGTTCCGCTGGAGTCGCTCAGGCTGCCGCCGCAGGAGCAGGAGGTGCACCATGTTGAGCGCCAGCAGTAACACCGCCGTCTCGGTGGCGCCGTATGGCCGTTTCCAGCAGATACCCTTCTGGCGGCTGCGTGCCCTGTTCCGGGAGCGCGGACTGTACGACGAAGACGTGGCCGCGCTGACAGGTATCACAGTGCCCACTCTGGGCCGCAGAATGCGCGGCAACATCCCATGGCAGGCGGACGAGATCGCCGCCGTGTGCCGCGTCGTGGGCATTCCTAGGGCAAGCGTGGGGGAGTTCTTTTTTCCTGACCTGCCCGACACAAACGAAAACACCCCGGCGGACTGACCGCCGGGGCGAGAGAACAACAAGAATTTTGGAGGGAAACACCATGAAGATCATCGAGAATTTTGTCCGCCCTGTCACCGTGGCACAGCTCAACGGCGAGCTGTCCGGCATTGGCGCCCAGCTCATCGACATCGTGCAGGTAGGCCCCGAAAGCCTGATGCTGTATTTTGACCACATCGACGGTGCCGCCGACTGTCTGCGACTGAGCGCCCAGCGCGGCCCGCAGGGCGCGCCGACTCTGGCCGTCGAGTATCTGCCCGCTGAGGACGAGAACGCCCAGCAAAAGCCCGCGGAGGACGGAGACGCGGCCGGGCTGATGGCCTGTTACGACCCGCACACCGGCGGCTATTTCGTGTGTGACGCTGTCACCAACTGCGTGGTTGATGCTGGTCCCTATGCGCTGGACGTGATTGTGGAGAACTGGCCGGGTATTCAGATCGAGAGCACCGAGGCCGACGAGGACACCGACGCAGAGTAAAAACAAAAATCCCCTCCTGACGGCAGATCAGGAGGGGACCACATGGGCGGAACGGGTTACGCACGGGTCAGGAGGAACCCTTCCGCCTCCCAGTATACCACACTTTGGAGGGAAAACGTTATGAATCTGACGCAGAAAATCACGCTGGTGGCGTTTGAAGTCGATTACTACGACCGCAGGGAAGCAAAGCCCCGCGCGCTGCACCGTGAGCGGGTCGTGCTCAACGGTGGCCGCTTGAACGCCCTGGAACGCCTGGGCATTCGGCCCACGGCGTGGATCGTGCAGCAGTTCGAGGCCCAGGGCTTCGCGGTGCAGCAGGTCAAGAAGGGCCAGAGCATGGACGCGCAGGTGGATCTGAATGCCCTGTGGAACAAGGCCGCAGCGGAAAAGGCGCTTCATCGCCTGGGCGCGAACGTCGCCCAGATCGTCAGCGGGGGAGGGCAGCACGCATGAAATATTATAGACACGTCCCCGGGTGGGGCCGTCCGGTGTTTGTCCGCAAGGGCAGCAATTTTGACTGCGATGTGTGCATGACCCTGGGCGCGGTTCTGGTGACAGTGCCGCCAGACATGAGCCGCCGCCAGGCAATCAAAAAGGCTCTGGAGCTGGCAGCAGAGGCAGGCCGCGATTATAAGGCCAGAGCCGCAGCAGGAAGGGGTGAGGCATGATGCAGCAGCAAGGAAAGCTCAAGCGCTGCCCCAGCGGCGCAGCGCTTGACATGTCGGCCGTTGACTTCGAGGGCTGTATTGCCCTGCTGGAGGCGGTGCAGGTCGCTGTGGAATCGGGTAACCTCCCGCAGGACGTGTGCGCCGATGCCCTTTTATCTCTGGGCTTTACCTTCCGCCGTGCTCTGAAGGATCTGAAGGCCGAGGTCTACGAGGACGCAGAGGAGGAGCCCCATGCTATACGGACTTGACGACACCGGGCGACAGGTGCACCGGTTCGACATGGAAGGCTTTGCGGTGTACGTCCGGCGTGGAGCACAGCTTCGCAGAGTCCGTTATTGTACAGCGCGGGTGCTGGAGGTAACGACCCCGCCGGGCGTGAGCTATCGCCAGGCAGCGGCAGACGCAGCCAGAGACGCCGCGGCAGATCGCAGCGGTGAAACCTTTGCCCAGCTCATGAGCAAAGCAGAGCCGCCCTGAGCGGCTTTTGTCTGACTACATACACGGAATAGCAGGAGGCAGAAATGCAGGCTTTTCACTTATTCACAGCAGACGTGCGCGGGGATCGCCGGAACACGGTGTACCCCCACGCCGTCGAGATCAACACACTGGCGCAGCTCCAGCAGGCCGCGCAGTACGACCATGTGGGGGCGGCGTTCAAGGACAATCGCCGCCAGAACGAGGGCTTTTTGTGGGCTGATTGCCTGATTGCCGACGTGGACAACGCCGCCGGTGATGTAGTAGAGCCCGCCCAGATCGCGGACGACCTGCCCGACGTGCAGCACTACGTCCTGTACAGCCGTCACCACCTGTTGGCGAAAGGCACGGCCCCGGCGGTGCCCCGATTCCACGTCATTTTCCCCATTGAGCGCACCGAGAGCCGGGAGCAGCTGGAAGGACTCAAGCGGGCCCTGTGCAGCCGCTTCCCGTACTATGACAGCGCGTGTGTGGACGGCGCGCGGTTCTTCTTTGGCGTTGAGCAGCCCCAGGGCGAGGCCGTCCACGGCCTTTTTACTCTGGACGAGATGCTAGACCCTGAGACCGAAACCCCGCCAGAGAAGCCCGCAGCAGCCTTTGCGGATGCTATCCCGCAGGGCAGCCGAAACGCCACCTTGAGCGCCTATGCGCTGAAAGTGCTCAAAGCCAAGGGCGCGGACGATGGCACGGCCCGCCAACTATTCGACGCAAAGGCCGCGCAGTGCATGCCGCCGCTGGACGATGACGAGCTAGAAACCATCTGGCGGGCCGCTGTGAGGGCCTACCGGGCAAAGGTGGCCAACAAGCCCGATTATCTGGATCCGACAGCCTACGCGCTGCAGGGCCTTCAGGAGGGCAGCACAGACACGGCAGGTCTGCGCCCCTCTGACTACTCGAACCTTGCCCAGGCGCGTATCTTCGAGCGCCGCAACGCAGGCGAGGTGCTGTATAATTCCGGTCTGGGGTGGCTGGTGTGGGACAATAGCAAATTTGCAGCCGATGAGGCAGCGGTGCACCGCCGTTTCCATGCCCTGACCGACACGCAGATCGTGCAGGCCCGCGAGGATATCAAAGCGGCAGCAGCCGCCGGGATCGAGGACAGCAGCAACGCCAAGGCAAGGCAGGACGCAGCAAAAGCGTATGTCAAATTCATCATTGCCCAGCGTTCTGGCGCTGCTATCCGTGCCACGCTGGGAGAAGCGCAGCACCTTTGCGACGTGTCCGTGGAAAAGCTGGACAGCAACGCGTTTTTGCTGAACTGTCCTACCTGCACAGTAAACCTCAAGACCGGCAAGGCACGACCGAACGACCCGGCGGACAAGTGCACCAAGGCGTGCGCGGTGGACCCCGGCAGCACGGGGGCGGCCCTCTGGCAGACCTTCGTGCAGCGCTTCACCTGTGGCGACGCTGCGTTGGCGGATTACCTCCAGCAGGTGGCGGGTGCTGCTGCTGTCGGGCACGTCTACCAAGAACAGCTCATCGTTGCATATGGCAATGGTGGCAATGGCAAATCGACCTTTTTCAACGTGCTGGCGCGCGTTCTGGGCAGCTACGCGGGTACACTGAGCGCCGACGCTCTGACCGTCAACCCGAACCGGAACAAGCTGCCGGAGCTGGCAGAGCTGCGCGGCAAGCGCCTTGTGCTGGCAGCAGAGCTTGAAGAAGGAACGCGGCTTGATGTTTCCATGCTCAAGCGCCTGTGCAGCACCGACGCTGTGCACGCTGAGCCAAAGTATAAACAACCGTTCGAGTTCATCCCGTCGCACACCTGCGTCCTTTTCACAAACTTCTTGCCCAAGGTGGGCAGCTCTGATGCTGGCACATGGTCGCGCCTGGTCGTCGTGCCGTGCCGGGCAAAGTTCCGCAACACGTCGGGCGAGATCAAGGACATGACCGGGCACCTGTTCGACCATGCAGGCGGCGCGGTGTTGTCCTGGATCATCGAGGGCGCGCGCCGGTTCATCGCGGCAGATTTCAAGCTGGACCCGCCGCCCTGTGTCCGCGAGGCGGTGGAACAGTATCGCCGGGAAAACGATTGGCTGGCCCACTTCCTAGAGGACTGCTGCGAGATCGGCAAGGATTACAGCGTGCCCGCCGGGCAGCTACTGAGCGTGTACAGGGGATGGAGCCAGACGGCCCACGAATTCACCCGCAGACAGGATGAATTTAAGTTCGCACTCGAAGAACGCGGCTTTTTCAGAAAAAGAGGGACAAACGGTATTTTCTATTTCGGCTTGAAGCTGAACAAGGATTATTTTTAAGCCGTGATTTTGCCGAAAATGTAATACATGAAAGACGATTCGGAAACTTCTAAAATAAAAAAGTAGTGTTCTTTAAGGAACTTTACAAACTGTCGTACATGTGCTACATATAAAACGATATAACGTCATTTTTTACGATTCGTAAAACTGACCCTGACCGCCGCGTGCTCACTGGCGCAGGGTGCCAGAGCGGGCCCCGCCCAGTGTGGCAGGCAGGGGAGAAGAGGGCGGCAGAGACCGCCCCGAAAGGAGTAACTTATGACACCTTCACACTTTGACAAGAACGACACGCAAGTGTTTGTGGAGATCTTCGCGGTGCCCGTCAATGGCACGGTTTTCAAGTTCAGTGTGCAGCGCCGTTTCGTGGTCGCTGAAAAATGGATCGGTGACATGGAGTCAATGCCCGTATGTCCGGATCGGGACCACTACGGCACACCGTTTGTGCCCGCTGACGTTGCTGTGATGCTGCTGCAGATGGGCGTGCTCAAGATCCCCGTTTATCGCAGCTGGTGCGTGGAGTATGCCGGGAACGGCTGTTACTTCGACGGCGGCAGCGACGCGCTGAGCTATTGCGTGCGCCGCTGGCCTGCTGCTATGGCAATGTTCACTGACCAGCTGAACCTGGGTGCACCGTTGGAGGTCTCACCCTCCCGTGAGGCTGCATTCAAGGAGAACAGCGCCAAAATTAAGCCCTGGAAGGATCAGGCCAACGCCCTGGCGGAACAGATCCGAAACGACAACGCCGCCCCGGCGGAGGGCTGAGCATCCGACAATTTATCAAAAATTACCATTTAGGAGGTGATTTTTCTGTTATCAGCCAAACAGCGGCGAGCACTGGCGGCTGAACTTTCCAGCCCAAGCCGCGCAGCAGCGGCCCGCGCCTGTGGCATGAGCATGAGCGCGCTGGTAAAATATGGCAAGAAGCCGGAATATGCCGCAGCTCTTGCCGCCGGGCGGGATGCCCAGATGCAGGAGGCCATGCAGAGCTTGAACGCATGCACCGGTGCTGCTGTGGAGACTCTGCGCCAGATCGTGGACAACCCCGGCGCGTCGGATCTAAACAAGATCGCTGCAGCACGTGCACTGTTGGAATTCGCTCTGCGCTTCTCCGACAGCGCAGGCGGCGCAGCGGTGCCCACTGTGGTGATGATCGACGACGTGCCCCGCACGGCCCCGCCTGGGCTCCTGGGTGCAGGCAGCGAGAGCGACAAACAGGAAGGAGGTACGAACGAATGACACCGACAGCAACGAGTTTTCCCGCCGTCGAACGTGTGGAGCCGCAGGACCCGACACAGCCGCATTTCTGGACGGCCCAGCGTTACCCGACGACTGACCCGCAGTTTCCGCTTGTGCAGATCGTGCAGGTGCGCACACCTTACGGCGTTGTGACGGCCTGGCAGGTCTGGGCAGGCCCCGGAAAGTGGGCGTTTCACACCGAGGCGGAGGCCCTGAGCTATGCCGCCCAGCGCTTTGGCGTGGGTCCCTACGCCAGCAGCAAGACCGCAGACAAACCGAAAGAATGAGGTACAACAGATGAACACAAACGCAAATTTCATTAACGATGCCCGCCAGATCGTGCGGGACTACTTCGAGCAGCGCGTGCACTATGAGGGAATCATGGAACGCGCAGCAGCAGGCCGCCGTTCTGGTGCGTATACTGAGGACTACGAGCGCGGCGTGCGGATCGACTGCGAAAACGCAATGACGAACCTGCGCGGCGTTGCACGGCAGCGTCTGGCAGGTCTGGAACAGGAGTTCAAAGACGACCTGTTGAAGCGCACCGCACCCAATGGTGCAGAGCTTGACAGTGCGGATTTCCGCCTGCTGAGTAGCGGGCTCCCTATGAGCGCCGCCGAGTTTTCCGCGCTGTGTGAGCGCAACGCCAGCAATGAAACGGTGCTGCGCGCTGCTGGCAGCTATGCAGCCCAGCACGACATGATCCCCTATTTCCGCCAGTACTACCGCACGCCCACCGAGCGCGTGGACGCATTCAGCCACATCATCAAGACTGCCCGCGTCGCTCTGGACGCTCAGCGCCAGTACTGCAGCGCCCTGGACCCCAAGCACTGGGCCTGCGTCACTGGCGACGATGCTAAAGTGATCGGCCCCAGCGCTGATTACTACAAGGGCAAGACCGGCAGCAGTTCTACCGCAGCGCCCAGCGCCGCCGGTGCAGCCAGCACCACCACATGGAGCGCTCAGGACAGCACCATTAACGGCGTCGTCTGA